TATATACATAAAATAATTATATTATGAGATTAAATTTTCAACATATACAAGGAGATACATTTGAAGCAGTTAATTTTGCAGTTATTAAAAATGCAGTAGTATTGAATTTAACTGGTGCTGTTATTAAAATGCAATTAAGAAAAGAATGTGGTGGAGTTATTGCTTTAAATTTAACAAGCGTTGCTTCTGCTGGTTTAACTATTACAAACGCTGCTGGTGGATTGTTTAAAATTAACAAACAGATAATTAATATTCCTGAATATAATTATGTGTACGATATAGAAATAACTTTTTCAGATGGAACTGTTAAAACTTGGGTAGAAGGTAATTTTGTAATTAAATGTGATATAACAAGATAAGATGGCAAACGATATAATTGATATAAATGTTACCGAAACTATTGAAACAGTTGCAATAACAGTACAACCTAATTTAACTACTATTAATGTAAATCAAAATCTTAATCAAGTTACTTCTGTTAATGGAGAAGTTGGAGATGTAGTTATTACTATTCCAACTAATACTTCTGATTTAACAAACGATGGAGAAGATGGAACTAATCCGTTTATTACTGCTTTAGATATTCCTGCAAGTAATTCTTATGGATTATATGCTCAAACTGCTTTAAGTAATATTGTTTATCATTCAAGTGGAGAAACTTCAATTATTGGTGCTGGTGTCGGAACGTTAAGTGTTCCTGCAGATACATTTAAAGTTGGAGATTCTTTTTTCGTTAGAATGTGTGGAGAATTAACTTGTGCAAACAATGAAATATTAAATATACATATTAAATCAAATGGAATTAAAATAATTGATTCTTTAACATATACATTATCAACTGCAAATAATAAAGGTTGGGAATTAACAATAGATTTTACTATTACAAAAATAGGTGGCGCTGGAACTGCTGAAATATTCGCAAATTGTTTATTTACATATAATAAAAATGCAAATAATAACATTGACGGAGTTCATTTAAGACAAATAGAAAAGTCAAATTTCGATACAACTATTAATAATAATTTAACTATAGCTGCTGAATGGATTGGAACTAGTGGAGTTAATAGAATACAATCACAAAATTTTACATTAACAAAAGTATTTTAAAATGAGCAGAGAACAATTCGATATAATTTTAAATAAATGGATTTCACGCAAGTTATTAGTTTTTATAATAGCTTGTATTGGTTTATTTAGTGCAGCATTAACATCTTCTGATTGGGTTGTTATAGCTACAGTTTATATTGGAATTGAAGGCGTTACAAATATCGTAGAACGATTAAAAAAATGAGAAATTATATTTTAGATTTAAAGAGTTCTATTTTAACTGGTGGTTATTTAGCTTTTACTTTTACAAACGTAGATTCAGCAATGAAAGTTTTTGCTTTTATTATAGCTACAGGTTATACTGCTCGTAGATGGTATTTAATGGAAAAGAACAATAAAGATGAAGCTAAATAATTCAGGCTATTTGTTAATTACAGAATTCGAAGGATTTAGTTCAAAGCCATATTTGTGTTCTGCAAAGATTGCTACAATAGGATTTGGAAACACTTACTATTTAGATAACAAACGTGTAACAATGTTAGATAAAGAAATAACTAAAATACAAGCATTTGAAATGTTTAAACATATTGCTGATAAATTCGCTAGTACAGTTTCTAAATTAGTTACAAGTCCTTTAAATCAAAATCAATTTAACGCATTAGTTTCTTTAGCTTATAATATTGGAACTGGTAATTTTGCAAGTTCTACATTATTAAAAAAAGTAAATAAAAACCATAATGATATTTCTATTGAATTAGAATTTAAAAAGTGGAATAAAGTAAATAAAAAAGAAGTAGCAGGTTTAACTAAAAGAAGATTATATGAAAGCAAAGTTTATTTTTCTTAATATCATATGTATTGTATTTTTATTATCTTGTGCATCACGTAAAGTAAACACACAAATATCAGAAGTTAAAAAAGATAGTTTATTTGAAAAGATAGTTGATACTAAAATAGAAACTAAAAAAGATACTGATTCACAAATTAATATAAACACATTTATAGATAGTGATGAAATTATTATAAAACCTTTAGATAGTTTAAAAGAAATTATTGTAGATGGTAAACATTATAAAAACGTTGTTTTAACGATTAAAAAAACTAAAGTTAATAGTTTATATAACAAGAAAGAAAAAGTGTCAGAAAACGCTTTAAAACAACAAAAACAATCAATTAAAGTACAAACCAAACAAGTTGAAAATAAGAAATCAAAAATTATAGATAAAAAAGCAAATTACTTTATTTATTTTTGGTTTTTATTAGGTTTAATTATTCTTTATTTAATATATAAATATAAAAGATATTTTTTAATATAATATATAGTGTAAATAAAAAGAAAAAAAGAGTAAAAAAAGAAAAAATAAATTTTCAATAATTACCTGTTCCAAACAGCTTCCGTATTTTATTAGGTTCTGCAAGTCTACAACGCATTGGAAGTACAAATATATAATAATAATTCTAAATTCTAAAATTTGTTATTAACACTAAAGTTAATAAGTGCTATTTATATTTGACAAATGAAAAAACCAACACGCAAGTCATTAGTAATAAAATTAGATACTATCTTTAGTCAGTATATAAGACAGAAAGATGCTATTAATGAAATAGCTACTTGCGTTACTTGTGGAAAACAAGACCATTGGAAGAAACTTCAAAACGGGCATTTTATGTCCCGTTCACATTACTCTACAAGATGGGATGAAAACAATGTTGGAGTACAATGTTATGGATGCAATATATCTCGTTCTGGCGAACAATTCAAATTTAGTCAATATCTTGGTAATAAGTTATCAGAAGAATTACAAATTAAATCAAAACAAATAGTTAAATTTGCTGATATAGATTTAATAGACTTAATTAACTACTATACTGATAAAATAAATAATATATAAGATTCTGTTTCTTTGTTTTTTGTTGAAAATCGGGTGTCTATTTTAGATACCCTTTTTTTGCTATATGTTAAAGTTTTGTTAAAATAAATTAAAATAGTTTTGTATTAAAAAACAAGTTATATATTTGTAAAACAATTAACAATTAAAACATTTAAAAATGAAACAGAATTTAAAAGACTTCGCATCAGCATTACTATTCGTATTTACGTTTGGAATGATTTATTTAACATTAACATCTTTATTATAATGAAAGACTTATTAGATTACAACAGATTTAGAATGGAAGTTATGCAAAAACATATTTGCGAACTTGAAGGAAAACTAACAAAGCTACAAAGTTTTTGTTTTGAAGTATTGGATGAAGATTGTCCAAAGGAATACAAGACATTAGTAAAAAAAGAAATTTATAACTTAACAGCAAATTAAAATGGAACAAACATTAAATCAAAAACTGTCTTTAATTCAAAAAGAATTTAAAGCAAACAAATCAAAATTCAATTCATTTGGAAAATATAACTTTAGAAGTGCTGAAGATATATTAGAAGCATTAAAACCTTTTAATGAAAAATACCAAGTAAGTTTTATTATTACAGAAAGGATAGTTTCTAGTTTTGATAATAATTTTCCTCCAATGTTAAAATCAATAGCAACTATTTTAGATAACAACGGAGTTAATAAAATATCAGCTACAGCTATTGTTGGAATTGACTTAAATCAAAAAGGAATGCAAGTACCTCAACAATTTGGTTCTGCTTCATCTTATGGAAAGAAATACGCATTAGGTAACTTATTACTTATTGATGACACACAAGATTCAGACGCATCTAATAAGCACGAAAAAACTGCAATAGGATTTCCTAAATTAGATGAATTAAAATGGTTAAATAAAAATACACCTGAATTTAAAAAAGCTATTGAATATTTAAAAAATGGTGGTAATATTGCAACTATTGAAGGTAAATATAAAATGACTAAAGAAGTAAAAGAAGAATTAACTAAATAATATGAAATTAGCAATATATTTACTAGCGATTCCGCTTCTGGTAATATTTTATATAATAGCGGTAAAAACAATCAAATATTTATTTAACAACAAAAATTTTTAAAATGAAAAAATTAACAATTACATTAGGATTATTATTAACTTTAGGTTTAACTTCTTGTTATGATTTTGACAGAGAACAACAAGAAAAAGATGCGGTAACAGATGGTAAATCAATTTTATTTAAAGCTGAATTTTCTAAAAAAGCAAAAGTTGAACAGGCAAAAGCTGATTTTGAAAGCGCTAAATTAGAAGCTGATACAAGAATGATTGAAGCTGAAACAAGTGCAAAAACTAAATTAATTGAAGCAAACGCAAAATCAAAAGCGATTCAAGTTGTTGGTAATGCTTTAAAAAATAATCCAGATTATTTAAAGTTTCAAATGATTGAGGGAATGTATAAATATAAATCTGATAAAACAGTTTACGTTCCAACAGAAGCAAATTTACCAATAATTTTAAAATAAAATAATATGAAAAAAAAATATAGAATAGTTACAGATAATTACGCAGGTTATGAAGTTCAAGAAACATTTTTAAAATTTTTTTGGATAGAGTCTAAAAGTAAAAATAGTTTTATAAATACACATAATAGTATTGAAGAAGCTAAACAACATATTGAAGATTTAAAAAATAAAAAGTTTGATTTTAAAAGTGTAATAGTTTATACTGAATAATAAAACTGAATAGCCGACAACAGTAAAATAAGGTAGGCAATAAATAAAAACAAATAATATGAGTGCATTAATTAATTTTAGTTTAAGAATTGACAAATTACCAAAAGAAAAATTTGTTATCGGAAAAGATGGAGCAGTTTACTACAATGGAACTATTTCTATTAACGATGAGACAAATCAGTTTGGACAAAATGTTTCAATTACAGATTCTCAAACACAAGAAGAAAGAGAAGCAAAGAAACCTAAAACTTATTTAGGAAATGGAAAAGTAGTATGGAGTGATGGTAAAATCACAAATGCTACAAAGACTGAAAAAGTTGCTGAATTAGTAGAATCAGATTTACCATTTTAAATTAATAGGGAGTGTAACAGCTCCCTTTTTTAAATAATTATGAAAGAAAATTTAATGGTTACAGTTTCTGGAGGAAGAAGTTCTGCTATAATGGCAAGACATATTCAAACAAATGAAAAATACGCTAATTATGAAAAAATATTTGTTTTTTGTAATACTGGTATGGAAAGACCAGAAACAATTAATTTTTTAAAAAATATAGAAAAATATTGGCAAATTCCTTTAATTAAAATTGAAGGAGTTTATTCAAAAGAATTAGGAGTTGGAGTTAAATATAAAATTGTAGATTGGGAAAATTTAGATATGTTTGCAAAACCTTTTTCTGAAATGATTGAACATAAAAACAAAGGGATTTTTAATGGATTACCAAATCAAGATGCTCCTTATTGTTCTGAAAATTTAAAAACTTTACCAGCTAAAAAACTTTGTGATGACGTATTTGGAATTAATAAGTATAAAATTGCAATAGGATTTAGAAAAGAGGATATGCCAAAACGAATTTCTTGGGCAGAAATTAAACAAGAAAAAAGAAAAATATTTCCATTATTAACTGATTTTGAAACTCCTATTTCACAATTAGATTTAAATAAATTATGGAAAAAAGAAAAGTTTAAATTAGAATTACACGGTAAATATGGAAATTGTGAATTATGTTGGAAAAAATCTGACAATAATTTAATAGAAAATATTATATTTGGAACAAGATTTATAGATTGGTATAAAAATGAAGAAATAAAATATAATAGTTCTTCATTTAGAAATTACAAATCAATAGAAGATTTAATTAAACTATCACAATTGCCAAGAACGGGCAAATTAGAATTAGAAACAGAAGATGATTTTAACTGTGTATGCAGTTTTTAAACAAACAAAACAAATGACAATAGACAAAGACGAACACAGGCTTATAATGCAAGTTTTGATAGAAGAAGCTACTATCAATCCTTTAGAAAAAATA